ACAACCAACGTGCTACTCATACTAAGAGTTCTGTTATTCCTACCCCTATTTCTGATATTGTTGAAGAAGTAACTGGAGTACCAAATGATTTTGGACCACCAAAATTTCACTCTTGGAAAATGTGGCAAGAATCTTTAACTCACTCTGCTAATCCAAGTGCTGGTGTTGAACCATCTCTTGTTGATAGTGCTGTGCAAGATTATTGCAACGGACTAACAGAAGTTCTTCTTCATGAAGATTTCAAAGATATGGTATTCAAAGAATTGAAACCACTTAACGATATGCAATCATTGTGTGGAGTTGATGGTAAAAGATTTATTGATGCTATTCCTAAGGGAACTTCTAAAGGCTTTCCTCTTTCTGGCCCTAAAAGTGATTGTATTCGCTTGCTAGATCCTGAGGACTATCCCGACCATATGTGTCCCGCTGAATGCGATGAGGAAATTATGGAAGAGTTTAGGAATATGGAAAAACTTCTTGCTCGAGGTGAGCGTTGTTATGCCATTTTCAAAGCCTGTGTTAAGGATGAGCCTACAAAGAAAGGCAAGGAGAAAGTACGTGTGTTTCAAGCATGCGAATTTGCTTTCCAATTGCTGATTCGTAAATACTTCCTTCCTATCGCTCGTATTATGTCAATATTTCCTTTGACATCAGAGTGTGCTGTAGGAGTAAATGCTCAAGGTCCGGAATGGGACCAACTCGCTAAGCATATGTTAAAATTCGGTTCTGACCGAGTGTTTGCTGGAGATTACAGTAAGTATGATTTAAGGATGCCTGCATCGCTTATTCTTGCTGCTTTCAAATGCATGATCAATATTGCTGAAGAGTGTGGAGATTATTCTGCTCCTGAACTTTTCGTTATGAAAGGAATTGCCACAGAAATTGCATTTGCGTGTGTTTCTTATAATGGTGATATCATTATTCATCGCGGATCGAATCCATCAGGACAAAATCTTACTGTATACATTAACTGTATTGTCAACTCATTGTTGATGCGCTCTGCGTATTTTCATATGTGGCCTGCTGAACTTGGCCCTCCTCAACCTTTTCGTAGAAATGGTTCGATGATGACATATGGTGATGATGTATCTGGTTCCGTCCGTAAGGGATTT